AGACATCGGTCACGATAATAAAAAGGTATGGGATAAGATTATGGCAGATGGTGGATCTGTACAAGATCTTAAGTTTCTTGATGATTGGTGTTTTGTTAAAGATCAATTAATGAAATGTAAAGATGTACCAGAATTTGAAGAAGGAACTCCTTTTAAAGATGTGTTTAAAACCTTTAAAGAAATTAATCAATTAGAATTAGTAAGACAAGCCGGTATACGACAGCAATATGTAGACCAGGCAGTTTCTCTTAACCTTGCATTCCCTAAAGAAGCTACTCCTAAGTGGATTAACCAAGTCCACATGGAAGCATGGAAACAAGGAATTAAGACACTTTATTATATGAGAACCGAATCCGTACTTCGCGGTGATATTGCCGCAACTGCTATGGATCCAGATTGTTTAAGTTGTGATGGATAAGTATATTTTAGGACCGTGTTCTTTAGAGAATACGTTAAACTGTAAAACTGTATTAGATGCCTTAATTCCTGTTATGGAAGGAAAGGACTGGTATTTTAAAGGATCTTTTGATAAAGCCAACCGAACCTCTATCTATTCTGATAGAGGTCCTGGCATTCATAAAGGCTTAGATATTTTTGCTTGGATAAAGGAAACTTATCCAGGTATAAAATTAGTTACCGATATTCATGAACCTTGGCAAGCAGAAAAGCTTTCAGGTTATATTGATATGATTCAGATTCCAGCATTCTTATGTAGACAAACTGATTTAGTTGTTGCTTGTGCAAAATGGTTTAAACACATCAATGTAAAGAAAGGGCAATGGCTATCTCCACAAGCAATGGAACATGTAGTTACTAAGATTAAAGAAGTTAATCCTGATGCTAAAGTATACATAACCGAAAGAGGAACATCGCTTGGTTATAGTGGTTTAATGCCTGACTTTAGGGCAGTTGATATTATGAAATCTTTTAGTGATGGCGTCTTTTTAGATTGTACACACTCAACACAAAAGCCTAAAGGAGAAACTACCGGAGGTGACCGAGAACTTGCTAAGAAGTATGCTCTTGCTGCTCATATTTTTGAATATGACGGCGTATTTATTGAAACTCATCCAGATCCTAATAATGCAATATCAGATGCAGATAGTCAAGTTGAATTAGAGTGGATTGTGTCTCAAATAAATAATATATGAAACAAAAACAATCCGCAGGTCTTGCTATAATTTATAATGGTATGGTTCTATTAGGTCATACCACCAGTCGCGGTTGGTACGGATCTTATGGTATTCCAAAGGGTGGGATTGAAAAAGGTGAATCAAAACTTGATGCAGCTATAAGAGAGACATATGAAGAGATTGGAATTAAAGTACCTAAATCTCTAATTGATCCTACTGAATATACATTTGCTGTAACTTCAAGAAACCAAGAATATAACAAAATTGTATATTACTACATTGTTAAACTTGACGATTTATCTCAAGTAGGCCTTAAAGATACTAAAGTTCCTAAATCACAATTACAAGTTGAAGAAATTGATTGGGCAGGTTTTATTTCTTATAATGAAGCTAAAAAGAGAATTATGAAATCCCAGATAAGTTTAATTAATAACCTTGTAGGTAAAGGACTTTTAGAAAAGAATAACATTATTTTAAAGTTTAAAGACTTTGGAACTAGATTATAACATATTACTTGGGAGAAAACCTATCTTAACTGATTTTTCTACAATCCAAGATTACATAAAAGGAAAAAGAGTTATTGTTACCGGCGGTGCTGGATCAATAGGTAGTGAAATAGTAAGACAGTTAATAAAGTTTAATGCATCAAGCGTAGTAGTCTATGATAATGCAGAAGCATCAGTATTTCATTTAGAACAAGAAATTTCAAGATCAAATCCTAAGTCTCATATCAAATATGTTATAGGTGATGTTAGGGATAAGTATAGGCTTGAAGAAATTTTTGATAGTTTTAAGCCTAATGTAGTTTTTCATGCAGCTGCATATAAACATGTACCTATGATGGAATTAAATCCGGTAGAAGCTGTTAAAACTAACGTGCTAGGTACTATGAATGTTGCAAACGTTTCTTATATGAATGAGGTTGAGAAATTTGTAATGGTTTCAACCGATAAGGCAGTAAATCCTACAAACATAATGGGGGCTACTAAAAGAATAGCAGAATTATACACACAATTCTTAGAAGAGAAATCTTCTACATCATTCATTGTTACTAGGTTTGGAAATGTGTTAGGATCTGAAGGATCCGTGATACCTACATTTGTTTCTCAAATCAATAGAGGTGGTCCTGTAAGTGTTACCCATAAGGAAGTCATTAGATATTTTATGACAATTCCTGAGGCATGTCAATTAGTTTTACAGGCAAGTTCATTAGGTTTAGGTGGTGAAGTTTTTCTATTTGACATGGGAGATCCTGTTAAGATAGATGATTTAGCAAAAAATCTTATTAAGTATTTTAACAGTGATGCCGAAATAGAATATATTGGTCTAAGGCCAGGTGAAAAACTTTATGAGGAACTTTTATGCGATGGCGAAAATGTTACTCCTACTGAAGATCCTAATATAATGAAACTTAAGCATATAGATTATGACTTTAAGAGCCTAATACCTAAAATAGAAAAGCTTTCTAAAATAAGATCAAATGATTTTTATAAAATCCTATTATTAGTTAAAAGTATCGTACCTGAATTTAAAAGAGAGGAGTAATGATAAACATCTATGGAAAGGGTGGTCATGCAAGAATGATCAATGCAACATTAAAAAATGATCCCAAAAAACATTGGGTTATTGGTGGTTTATATAATGATGATGATTATGAATCTGCTGATAACAATTTACTTTGGATTATAGGGGTTGGTAGTAATGAACATCGTAAGTCAATAGTAAATCGTAACTCGTTTAGATATGGTTCATTTGTATTTAGTTCATATGAAAATGCAAAGAGTATAGGAGACGGTTGTTTTCTTGCACCAGGCTCTGTTGTTCAAAATGATGTTTCTATTGGAAATCATGTAATAATAAATACATCTGCATCGGTGGATCACGATTGTAAAATTGAAGACTTTGTACATATCGCGCCTAATGTAACCTTATGTGGAGCTGTTGAAATAGGGGAAGGTTCTTTTATAGGTGCAGGGTCGGTGGTCATACCAGGTGTTAAGATCGGAAAGAATTGTATAATTGGTGCAGGAAGTGTAGTCATTAGAGATATTCCTGATAATTCAAAAGCATACGGAAATCCTGCTAAAATAAAATAATATGAAAAGAATTTACTTATCGCCACCGCATATGTCAGGTTCGGAACTTGAGTATATAAAAGAGGCATTTGAACAAAATTGGATCGCACCTATAGGTCCAGCATTAACTAAGTTTGAACAATCTGTTGCTGATTATGTTGGATCAAAATATGCAGTCGCGGTATCATCAGGTACTGCAGGTATACATTTAGCATTAAGAGCATTAGGAATAGGTGAAGGCGACAACGTTATCTGTTCTTCATTAACTTTTGCAGGTACGGTAAATCCAATTAAGTATCTTGGTGCTAACCCGGTGTATGTAGACTCTGATCCAATATATTGGAACATTAATCCACTCCTTCTAGAAGAGGCTATACTTAAATTATCCGAAAAACCAAAGGCTATTATTCCTGTGCATATATTTGGTGTTCCTTGCCAAATGGATGCAATTAAAAAAATCGCAGATGCCTATGATATTCCAATTATTGAAGATGCTGCTGAAAGTTTAGGATCTCAGTTTAATGGAAAGCATACTGGTACATTTGGCAAGATTGGAGTTTATTCATTTAATGGTAATAAACTTCTAACTACGTCAGGTGGAGGTATGGTTGTAACTGATGATAAAGAAATAGCAGATCAAATTAAATTTTTATCAACCCAGGCAAAGGATCCTATGCCATATTATTGGCATACGCAAATCGGATATAATTACAGAATGAGTAATGTGCTTGCTGCTATAGGTGTCGGTCAAATGGAAACTATTGAAGATAAGATAAAAAGAACCAGGGAAATTCGCCAAAGATATGAAGAAGAGCTAAGTGAATACTTTATGTCATTTCAAAACGAAAGACCAACTGATAGATCTAATATGTGGTTAAGTTGTGCCTTATTAAAAGAAGATCATAAACCAGCCGATCTTATTGATCATCTTAATGAAGCTAACATTGAAGCTAGAAGAATTTGGTGTCCTATGCACATGCAACCTATATATGCAGAAGATTCTAAATATATAAATGGAACGGCTGATGCTCTATTTGATCGTGGTGTATGTTTACCATCAGGTTCAAGTATGACAGACGAAGATTTAGATAGAGTAATATCCGAGATAAAAAAATTCTTTAATTAATGGACATAGTATCGTATGAAGATTTTTTATTGTTAGAAAAGCATGTAGGACCTAACTTTGAAATCTTACTTGAGAAAAATCTAACAAACGAAATTGATAAGAAAATCAAATTTGGTATTGTTATGCCTACTCATAAGATATCGGATGGTGGTGCCCAAGCAGGACGCCAAAAGTTTATGAATACTCCAGATTTACTTAGAGATTCATTAGGATCAATCAAGGATCAAAAATATGATAATTATGTAGTTTACCTGGTTGGTGATAAGTACGACGGTGATGAAGAAATCAAAGCTGTAATGGATGAAGTTATTCCTAAGGGAAAGCTTAAGTACCATAATCTATCAACGCCAGGTGAAAGAAATAAAGGTTTTACAAAACAACAATTTAGATATACCGCAGGATGTGGTGCTATGAATAAAGGCCTTCAGATGGCTAAGAACGATGGGTGTGATTACATCGTAAGAATAGACCATGATGATAAGTGGAGCCCAGATCATTTAGAGCTCTTGGCAAAAGCATACACACAATATCCTGAATTAGCATATGTATTTACTCGTAGTCGTAAAAAGGTGGATGCAACTAATTCTTCAAAAAAGTTTATGTATCAACCTAGAGAAGAAAGACATACCACTACAATCGAGCCAAACAACCTAGGGTATACTCATGGCGATGTAAGTCATTCAGCGGTTTCATGGAGACCTAGTATGTGTGGTGATTTAAGATATCGTGATGCTGACGCCCAATCTAAATCGGAGCCTAAAATACCAATGACCAAAACTAATCCTGCTGATGTTGATATGTTTAATCGTATGATGAAAGCAATTAAAGATAAGGGTCATAAGTATATGTACATTCCAAGACTAACAAGTTTCTATAGAAACAGAAAAGGTAAATTCTAAAGAATATATAATAAAACAATCAAAAATAAACATTATGGAAAAATTTGAAGAAATCAAAGCGTTAATCGCAGCAGTTGAAGAAGATGTAGAAAAATTCTACGCTAAAGGAAACAAGGCAGCTGCCGTAAGAATTCGTAAATCTATGCAAGATGTTAAGAACCTTGCTCAAGAATTAAGAATTCACGTACAGGATACTAAAAACAATATGTAATCTATTATTAACTGCACCCCTATTACTGTTTAGTGATAGGTTAAAGGACCACCTAAAAGTGGTCCTTTTTTGTTGCTTAAAGTCCTATTTAGTTGAAACCTTTTTTAAATCCTCTATATAATAATAAATCACTTAGATTATATGGAGAAATGCTTAATTATAGATTTTGACGATACTTTAGTAGATACTATTGATACTCATGCAGATTCTTGGAAGCATGCATTGGAGCGAGTACTAAATACTGATGTACCTATTGAAACGGTCATGGCTGATATTAATTATGGTATGGATGTTTTACTTAAGAAGTATCAACTAACCAAGGAAGAATCTAAATTAGCCCAAAAATATAAAAAGGAAATCTTTGAAAAGAACATACATAAAACAAAGGTAAATAAATTACTTTTGTACATTATTGAAAATGATCTTTTTGAAAACTGTATTATTGCATCAAACTCATCTAGAGAAAACCTTGACAAAATTATGGCATATCATGGTATTGATCAAAATCTTTTTTGGGGTATCTTTACCAGAGATGATGTAAAGAATAAAAAACCACATCCTGAAATGGGTGAAATGATATTTAGACACTTAAGAGCTTCATACCAAAAAGAAGACTATCTAATGGTAGGTGATTCTGAAGTAGATAAAATGTTTGCTCGTAAACTTGGAATTAAATGCATACTAGTAAAATTTTAGTAGGAAACAGTGGGGATAAAGTTTATCTTCACGATGATAAAGTCATTAAGGAAGCAGGTGTATATCCTGAAAAGTTTAAACAACAAATGGATTGGTTGGTAAATTGCCATCATCCTAATTTTATTGATGTTAAACCTATTTCGGAAACTTCATTTGAAATGAAAAGGTACCCAACGTGGTATGATCAAATTTGTAATCAACCTTTGGTTAAATCCATTTCTCAGTTGGATGATCTTATTCATATTGTAAATTCATTTGAAGGTCATGGTAAAGATATAGATACCAGAGCTTATCTTGATAAGTTAGAAAGCCGTACTGGTTATAAGTATGAAGGTAATCTGGATGGTGCATCCAAGTGGGGTTTTGTTCATGGTGATCTAACCGTAAGTAATATCCTATATGATAAAGATTTTATCTTTATTGATCCTAGAGGTACTGAAGAACAAGACTATTACGATTTTGGTAAGCTTATGCAATCCTTTGTAATGGAATATGAAGCCCATATATACAATAACCGCAATACTAAATATTCAAAGTTTTGTAAGGAAGCCCAGAATATAATGTATGAATGGTACGATGAATATTTATTAAAGTTTTATCTTGCTGTTCATTTATTAGGTGCTGTACCATTCTTTGAATTAAATGAGAGATATGAATTGGCAGGTATGTTCCTTAAAAAAGGGCATGAATTATTTGATGAATTAGAAATTAAATACACAAAATGAATAGAGTAAGAAAGGCAATTATTTTGGCCGCAGGCAAATCTACAAGATACGGATCAAATAAACTTATCGATCCTATCGTAGGTAAATCTACAGTACAGTACTGCATTGAGTTCTGTATTGAAAATGGAATTGAGGATGCTTATGTAACCATTAGTAAATCTGACTTCTTTTTTAAGAATTTTAATACTAAGCTATCCCATCCTATTATTGAATCTTTATCACAGTATAAAGATAGAATTAACATCTATTATGAATTTCAAAGGGATGATGAGTATGGTCCAGGTGCTGCTATTAAAGCATGGAAGGATGCTTTTTACGAGCCTTTCCTATGTTTATTTGGTGATAATTTCTATAGAGGTAATATTGGTTTAGAATATCATAATCCTAACATATCAGTTGTTACTTATAAAGATTATGAAACTCGTGCAAGGAATCTTCAATTAGCAACTATCCTAGATAATGTAGTTGTAGAAAAACCTCATGGTGTTGTACAAGGTAGATACTTTTGTGGTTATATGATTTTTGCAAAAGAAGCCTTTGATAACTTAAGTAGTATCAGGTTATCAAATCGTAATGAATATGAAATTACTCATCTTATTAATTCAATGAAAGATTTGGAATTTCAAGAGCTAGGAATTAATTGGTATGACCTAACATATGAACAAGATAAAAAAGTAATTGAACAAATAATCCAAAGTAAATAATATGAAAGACAACGTAAAGAAAGTAGGTTTCTTTAAACTTGGAAAGGCAATTAAGTTTAATGAAAACAGTTGGAATGCCATCGGTGGTGACTGTGAGCCTAAACAGTTGATCTGCTCTATTGCCAAAAGAAACCCTAATGTTGAATATTGGCTTCTTAGTCCAAATGATTTAGGAAAGGTTAGAGCTAAACAAAAACCAAAGGTAAATTCCTTGTTTGGTGATCCTACTCCACAGGAAAGCGAAATTCCAAATAATATTAAGGAATTTCATTCAACTATGAATGATCGTAAATCAACAGACGAAGCGGTTGAAACTATCAAAGGTTTAGGTTTAGATTTTATCTTTTTCTATACAGGACCAACTAGTACTGTTAATATTGAAAACTTTATTAATAAAGTAGATGGAAGTGGTACTGTTAAAACGTTGGACTTCTTTAAGTATTATGCAGCCCCAATTATTAAGGCAATGAATGAAATGCCTAAGACTCCTATTGTAGGATTATTGGTAGATAACCGTTATGTGCTTTCATGTAAAGATTACACGGCGCATAATAGACCAACCTATTATTTGGCTCAAAATAACTTTGAATTAGATGAAGAGTATTTCTGCAACCCTCCTACTCGGGAAACTGCAAAAATTCATTCTACTTTTGAATACTCAGGTATTGAAACAGTATTCCTTTTGGATAAGAAGCGTTATGATATAGATGAACTCTTTGCTATGAAAAAGACCAATTCATTTATGATGCTCCAAAATCAAGGAAAAGGTTCAGGTGGAATGGATCGCTGGGATCCTGTTAGAGATTACATTGTAGAGAATGGAATACAAACCGATATTTATGGTAAGTGGGATGATGAAATTAAAGAAAAATATCCTGATTGGTTTAAAGGGGAAATGAGAATTGAATCAATGACTAATGAACTTCTTGCTACCAAGTATACCTTCTGCGTTCCTATTAAAGAGGGAATGGTCACTTCTAAGTATGCAGAAATGTTACACTATGGTATTATACCTTTCTTACATCCATCTTATGATACTGAATTTAATGTATTCCCTGAAGGACATTTTATCAGATGTAAATCACCAGAAGATCTTAAAAAGAAAATTGAATTCTTAAATGATAACCCAGAACATTATAAGAAGCTATTCTATAATCTCCAAGAAAAGTATCTTAAAGATTCTTATTATACTGGAGAACATGTAGATAATAAAATATGGGAAGCATATAATCACGTAACACAAAATCAAACAGTAAATGTATAATCCAGAAACTAAAATCCTAATAACCGGAGGAGCCGGGTTCGTAGGTACTAACTTTATTAATGACCTTCTTAATCGTGGTCATAACCCAGACTGCATCGCAGTAGTAGATAATCTTTCTCATGGTACTTATCTGCCACAAGTACATGATAAGATTAAGCATTTTTATAAGGAAGATATTCGTAATGAATATGTAAAGAAGATCATTGCTGAATTTGGACCTGATTACATCTATCACTTTGCAGGTCTTGTTTCAATTTATGACTGTCACGCTGATCCTTATGAAGCTGTTGATAATAACATTTTAGGAAGTATTAATATTCTTGATGCAGCTGCCGAAAATAATGTTAAGAGAGTTATCTTTAGCGAAACTTCAGCGGTATATGAAAACTGTGAAATGCCTGATGGTGGATTTAATGAAACACAATCAGATCCTACAACGGTTTATTCTACAACTAAGGCATGTTTGGCTCTTATTGCAGAATCATACTCTCGTACTAAAGGAGTTAATTATACTGCATTACGTTACTTTAATGTAGCCGGGCCTTTACAAGATTATGACAGAACGATTCCGCCGGTATTTGCCGGATTCATTATTCGTTTAATGGCTGGTAAAAATCCTATCATCTTTGGGGATCCAATGAAAGCCCGTGACTATATTGATGTGGATGATGTAAATGCATTCCACATGTTATGTATGGAAAGTGAAAAAACGGCTAACCAAACATTTAACTTAGGCACTGGTAAAATGACTACCTTAATGGATCTTAAAGATATTATTGGAGATGCTATGGGAATTCAGAATGTTCAGTATGATCAATATGGTGCAATTGCAGGTGAGGCTCTTAATATTCGGGCTGATATTTCTAAGGCTAAATCTATAGGTTGGGAACCTAAGAAATCAATGGTTGATACAATTAAGAAAACTATTACATATCTTGAAGAAGAGGTAAGCCAAGGTAACATTGATCCTCTTACGTTCATGGAAGATTTAGAAATAGAAAAGGTTAAGATATGAACCAAGAAGAATATAAATTTGAATCCGACTATTGGGGAAATTGTGTAAATACTTTAGATGAAGATATTAAGCATTTTCTATATGCAAATGCAATGGGTATTCCTAGAGTAAGTGCATATGAGTTAAGTATCGGCGGTAGAAAAATTCTTGATATAGGTGGAGGCCCTTCATCAATGTTACTCCAAGTAAAGGATCATGGGGGATCAAAGGTAATTGATCCTATTGAGTGGCCATCATGGACAGCTGAAAGATACAAATCGCATAACATAGAATTTGAACAAAAAACCGGTGAAGAAATAAATGAAACTGGGTGGGATGAGGTTTGGATTTATAATTGCCTTCAACATGTAATTGATCCTCAAAAAATAATTGAGAATGCAAAGAAGGCAGCACCTGTACTTAGAATATTTGAATGGTTAGATATTCCTGTTCACGAAGGGCATCCACATGAACTAAAGGAGGATCTTCTAAATGAATGGATCGGTCAACCAGGTAACACTATTCATGTTACTTTTGGTGATTATACTGATTATCTTAAAACCAACTTATTAAGATTTAACCGAGATGGTGAAGGTGCTAAATGTTATTATGGGTTTTTTGAACATGAAAAATAAAATAAGATATGAGTAAAGAATTAAAATGGGGAACAATTATTCCGCTGATTGGTGGAAGTGCAATTGGCTGTAGTAAGTCTACAGGAAACGAACCATCATTCCATTTAAGTTATGATGCTTTTGCTGCTAATGAAAGCCACATTGAAAGATATTGGCCTGATGTACCAATGTACAGATTGGACCATGAAGACTTAGAAATACCTGGAGAAACTTTTGAAGGTGTTGATTATGTAAATTCAGTATGTCCTTGTGCTGGGCTATCTTTATTAAACTCTGCTAGCGGTTCCGCCGCATCTAGAGGATCTGATGCAGTCCAAAATAAATGGATGTATGAATCATCTGAATATATTTTGGAGCACGTAAAACCTAAGGTTCTCTGGGGGGAAAATGCACCTGGTCTTTTTACTAAGATGGGTGAGGGTGTTGTACAAAGACTTAGAGAAATAGCAGAGAAGCATGGGTATAGCTTTTCTTTAATTAAAACTAATACTGAACTACATGGTATTCCTCAGAGAAGAATGCGTACATTCTATTTCTTTTGGAACACGCCAACAGTTCCTATGTTAGATTGGAAATTTAGAGAAAAGAAAAAGCTTATTGATTATCTTAATGAAATTCCTAAGGATGCTACTCAACAGGATATGTTTATGGTACCTGGTAAAGTAACAGATCATTTTAGACCTTACGAATTTGTTTTAGAAAAAGAAGGTTTAACTCATGCCGAGTTTTCTGCCAAGTTCAAGAAAGGCACTATTGCACAGTATCTTGACAGTAATGAATTGCTTGATGAATGCATTGAATGGCTTAGAGAAAGATATCCAAAGGAAGGGTTTTCTAATAAAAAATCAACAAAGACGTTTATTGATATGTTAGAACATCAAAAGAATAAAGTAAGCCAAGGTCTTGGTTATTGGGATGCCTCACCACACTTCTTTCATGATTCATTTTCTGCTCTTATCGGTAGAAATATGTTTAATGGAGTTCATCCTGTAGAAAATCGCTATCTTAATGTAAGAGAAATGCTACACCTAATGGGATTGCCTTTAGACTTTGAAATTGAATCATCTCGCCAAGTTAATCATATTGCACAGAATGTACCCGTTACAACTGCAATGGATATGGCAAATGAAGTAAAGAAGTTTTGTGAAGGGAATGCAAAAATGACAAACTATACATTCTTAAAACAAGATAATACTAATCATAAAATTATTGCAGCCGAAGAAATCGGAGCATCACCAAAAAAGAAGTATAAAGTAAAAAGCGTGATATGAAAGAAAATGCATTAGCCATCGGGGTATCAAGCCTTGAGTTTATGAATATTCTTTTGACCTATTATCCAAAGAATATTAAAGAAACATTTGACATTTACCTATTCGTAGATAATACAAAAGTTACTTCTGAACAGGTTAATGATGTTATATCAAATCATAATGTGACTATCTTTAAAAATGCAAAACATATTATCATAAAAGACCTTTATGATTATTATGTAGATAAACATTCTTATGAAGGTAAGGCTAAGGACTTCTTATATACTCACGGTTGTCTATTTAAGGTTCTTATGCCAATGTATCTTAAAGAAAAGTTCGGGGTAAAAAGAACTTATGTTTCTGATGACGATGTTTTTATCTTTAATGATTTAAGTTATATGTTTACCAAATATAAAGGATTTGGTTATAAGAAAGAAAACTTATTTAACTTAAGGAATAAAGATAAGTATGAAGTTTTGGCAGCCTTTAATGAAATCTTTGAAGTTGATTTTTCATTAGAGAAAATGAATGCATTATCTATTAATGCAGGTAATATCATTTATGGAGAAGATCCTAAGATGGAATATTATTTTAAAAGATATATGAATCATCCAATGGTTCATCATCTATTCTTTGACTTTGAAGGATATACAAGTTGGACGGTAGAACAAAGATTCCATCATTGGAACTTTCATAGGTTAATGGAGGAAGGTAAACCTGTTGATATTTTAGGACCTAAAGATTTAAGGCTAATGCAAAATGTAAATAAAAAGGCATTAGCAAACAATGAACAACCATTATACCTAAAACAAGTTACACCTTCTCTGATGCATTATGCAATCGGTGTTAAGAAACCTATCTTCTTAAGACAGTTTCTTAAAGGCATAGAATGGAAGTTTGGTTTTGAATATCAACCACAGTATGAACTACAAGATATCTTATACGATGAGGCATGGAGACCTCCTGCATTTAAACAAGTTCAGGCTGAGATGAAAGGTACAAAAACTAAAGTAACTTCTCTATTTTAGACTTAAACTAAGTAACTATTAATCAATATAACAATAAACAAATTCAAAACAATGGAAGCAACAATTGAAAAAATCGATGGATACGAATTAAGTTCGTTCGTCAAGAAACTTCTTCCTATTGACAAATTCATCTTTATGAAAATTGGTCAAGAAGGAACTGTCTCATCTGTGTATTTCCCAGAGCGAGATGCGGTTAAGTTGGTAACCACTCCAACAAAAGATATCTTTGAAACTGATATTACCCAACCTGTTAAAGTAAGCTTTTACAATGGTACTAAAGTAATTGATGCATTGGCTCATTTTAACGGTGATTTAAAGGGTCGCATTAAGTATTCTGAGTATGACGGAGAACTTATGGCAAGTGATTTTATTTTAGAGAATGATGATCTTCAAATTAATCTTGCATGTAGTGATCCTTCGCTTTCTTTTATGGAAATGAGTAAAGAAGAAACTGATCGTGCGTTTGGAACTGATTCTAAGATGTTTGAATTTGACCTTCTTACCACTCATGTAGATCGTATGAGATCTCTGTTTAACCTTGATAAGGATGAGGATATCTTTACTATTTACACAAGTGAAAAAGGAATTGGAATTAAAGGTACTTCTTACGATGCTACTCTTTGTCATACATACGATTCAAATGTTGAAACAGGAGCCAAGGTTGTAATTTATAAAAAGTATCTAAATCTTTTGGACAAGGAAAATTACAAAGTGGTCGTATGTGAGAATAAGGTTGTATTCCGCTCTTTAGATACAAACACTCACCTAACTGTAGCCGTTGCTATTACTGACGAGGATTAATAAATTTAGATAATCCTACAGATGACATTTGATATATTTGATACAGACATCTATTACATAAACCTGGACTCTCACGTAGAGAGAAAGGAAATGTTTTTGTCCGAAATGAAATCTGCTGGGTTTTCTAAAGAAAGATTACATCGTGTAAGTGGAGTACCTAATGAATATAAAGATGGATTTGATTCTCATATAAAAGCATTAAAAATCGGTCTTGAAGGAGGCAAACCTTTTATCGTTATTGAAGATGATATGAAGGTTAATCAATTGCCTCCCAAGATCAATCTTTTTTCTTATGGTACTCCGATAGTAAATGCATTAAGTTTGGCTGCAAGTAGGTATGGTGTTTATGATCATGTTAATTATGACGGCCCTTTCTATACTTCCTATAACTATGTAATTAAAGCAGATATACAGCATCAACATATAGTTAGAATCTTTAATATGATAGTAGGAAATGCAGTCTATTATCATGACTTAGAATATGTAAAATCTTTAATTAAAGAACTTGAATTCTTTTATAGAATAAGGATTTATGTATCTCCAGTAACAAAGAGTTTATATAAAGGGGCGATGGATCTTAATTATGATTCATATATTCCATTTGATGCTATAATGGCTTTTATGCAACCTACCACATTTTTTACTGCATTAAAAACCCCTGCATTTTACCATCCAGATGGTTTGGAACAGGTAACAAGATTTAATCTAACTGAGATTTAGCATTAAACCTTTTATGAAGGTTTCATATAAAATTAAAATATGACCGAAGAACTAAAAAAAGTAAAAGAAGAGGCAAGTAAGTATTACAACTATGAACAGGCTGTTAAGCTTATGCTTAACTCTATTTATGGTGCATTTGGTAATCCTTACTTCTATTTCTTTAATGTTGATATTGCAGAAACTATTACCTTGCAAGGTAAGGATGCAATTCTCTATACTGAGATTTTAATTAACAAATACTTTAAAGAGTTTTGGCATAAAGATCTAGATGCTCATAATCAGTTAGGCATACAGGTAACAGGTAAAATTGAAAACCCTGTAGGAATTTATATTGATACAGATTCAATTTATGTTAAGTTTGATGAGGTCATTAAAAAGTCTACTTGGCAAGGCAGCGAAAAAGAGTTTATACTTAAGATATATAAAGTAAGATTAGCAGATTATATTGAAAAGATCTTACAAAAATATGCAGATGATAATAATGCAGAAAACTTTTTAAGCTTTGAATTGGAGAGTATTGCAAAGAATGCAATATGGCTCGCCAAGAAAAAGTATATGCAGAATATTGTTTGGAAAGATCCTAATATTCATTATGATGAACTATCTAAAATTAGTGCAAAAGGATTTGAAATTATTCAATCGTCAACTCCAGTTTTTGCCAGAGAAAAACTGAAAGATCTATTAACATATATCTTTTCGGTTGATCAATTAGATATGAAAGAATTTGCTAACTTACTTAAAGATATTAAAAGACAATTCAGATTGGCTAACACAGATCAAATAAGTTTTTCTAAAAAGGTTAACAATTACCAAAAGTACATTGTTAATGATTATGATCAATTTGAGATTGGTTTAAAATGCCCTATTGGAGTAAGGTCTGCCGGTTATCATAATTATCTTTTAAACAATTCAGGCCTTAAGGGTAAATATCAACCACTAGGTAACGGAGAAAAATTAAAAATGTATTTCTCTGTAGATAAATCATGTGATGTATTCGCATATGCTCCTGGTGAATATCCTTATGAATTTGCACCTGATGTAGATTACGACAGACAATTTGAAAAAACAATATTAGATCCAATTAACCGAGTCGTAACGGCAATGGGGTTTAAGGCATTTAATCGTAACTTAATTTATACTACGAGCCTTTTTTAAAATAAAAATGATATGAACGACAAAAGAACATTTAGAATCCATGTATTAGGTTTACCTCATACAAAAACAACAAAGGACTTTACTGCTTGCGCTTACACGCAAAAAGTATGGAAGTTTTGTAAAATGATGAAAGGCCGTGGCCATTACATTATGCACTATGGTCATGAAGATTCCAATCCTGCTGCTGATGAAAATGTTACAGTAATTACAAATGAGGTTTGGGAAAAGGTCTATGGATCTCATGATTATAAGACTCATTTGTTTAAGTATGATACACAAGATGAAGCATACCAAACATTTTATAAAAATGCAATTGAAGAAATTGGAAAAAGAAAACAGAAAGGTGATATCATTCTTCCATTCTGGGGTTCAGGTGTAAGACCTATCTGCGATGCTCACGGTGACCTTTGTATCATTGAGCCTGGTATTGGTTATGCAGGTGGTATGTGGTCAGTTTTTAAAATCTTTGAATCCTATGCAATATACCATGCATATTGTGGATTAGGTAATGTTAGTATGTGTAATCAGAGCTGGTTTGATCAGGTGATTCCTAACTATTTTGACCTAGATGAATTTGAATACAGCCATGAAAAAGAAGACTACTTCTTATATGTAGGTAGAGTATATGATGGTAAAGGTGTTAATATTGCAATTCAAGCAACTCAAGCCATTGGAGCTAAATTAAAAATAGCAGGACAAATTGGAGATGAATTTTATGAAAAGAATCCATGGCCTGATCATGTTGAATTTGTAGGTTATGTAGGCTCTGAAGAAAGAAAGGCATTAATGAAAGGTGCTATCGCATCGTTCTTACCTTCTATGTATGTTGAACCTTTTGGCGGAGTTCAAATTGAAAATCTATTATGTGGTACTCCAACCATTACAACTGATTGGGGTGCCTTTGCCGAAAATAATATACAAGGTGTTACTGGTTATCGTTGCCGTACTTTTGAAGACTTCGTTAAAGCCGCTCATGACTGTCGCGCTGGAAAAATTAGACCAATCGACTGTAGAAATCATGGAGAAAACTTTTCATTAGAGGCAATTGCACCAAAATATGAAAAATACTTTGCACAAGCTGCAAACGTTACCCAAGCAAAAGGTTTCTATACAATCGAGGATCCTACTTTATATTCCGATGAATGGTTAAACACTCATAAGGATTTTGTATTTACTAAAAAAAACTAAAGCCTAGAATAGCAACCTATAATGAATCAGGTTGGGCAATAGGTAGAATTCATACTGGGTTAGATCAATTTTTAAATGATGAATACGAATTTGTTCATTATGATTGGTCTAACCCAGATCATGTTAAAGAGCTATGGACTGATGGAGGTTGGAAAAACTTTGATATCTTATTAGGAAATGGGACTTTGTCTAACATAGGAGGTTTACCACCAGAAGCATATGAAAAAATGGTATGTGCTATTTGGTCAATGCCACGGTTAAGTAATCACTTCAGAGAAACTATAATGCCAGATGAAAGAATATCATGGGCATGTACAGGTATTGATTTAGAACAATATCTAAGAGAAGAATACCAAATATCAGCATCACATGTGGTTGCAGGTGTTAGTCCTAACGATTTTTATCCTACTAGAAAAATTACTAAAATTAAGAACGTTGGTTTAAATGGCATCCCATTTGTTAATTCAGGCTGGGATGAAATTAAAAGACCAGAAATGCTAGTTGACATTGCTAATGGCATTGGGGGAGAGCCAATATTTATACATGGAAAGGATCTCTCTGAAGCAAATACTATGTATAATGATATTGATATGTATATTTGTACTAGTACAAATGACAGAGGACCTTATGGTATAGCCGAAGCTGCATTCTGTAAAATACCGGTTATTTCAACTAACACCGGGTTTGCATTACAATTTAAAAGTATAAAAACATTTAATACAGCAGAAGAAGCAATTGAAATTATCAATGAATTAAATTCATCGGAAGAAAAATTAGAAAAGTATATTGACGAAGTATATGAAGAAATAACACAGGCTCTGAATTGGGAACATGTAGTTAACACCTATTGGAAACCCATATTCGAGAAAAAATTGGCATTAAACAAACCTTAAAAATTACATATAAAAATAAAATCAAATATGGCAAAAGAGTTTTCATTCGCAGACTTAAACAAAGAAATGGCAAAACACTCCACGTACGGAGATACCTTGGACAAGTCTACAGTATCAGAGATTGATCATTTTATCCCAACGGGTAATTTTAATCTTAATGCATGTTTAACAGGATCTTTTAAAGGTGGTTATCCAAATAACCGAGCAGTTGCATTAGCCGGGCCATCCGGTACAGGAAAAACTTTCCTTCTTCTTAATTCAATTAAACAGGCACAAGATATGGGATATAGTATTGTATTCTATGATTCCGAAAATGCCGTTGATAGAGAACTGGTAGAAAAGTTTGGAATTGATTCAACTCGGTTTAGATATGAACCTTGTAATACTGTTCAAGAATTTCGTAGCTCGGTAACTGCATTAACTGATCTTTTAATTGATCAAAAAAGTAAAGGGGTTGAATTACCTAAGATATTAATCGCCCTTGATTCTGCCGGTAACCTTGCAACACAAAAAGAAATTGATGATGCTAAAAGTGGATCTGATAAAGCAGATATGACTCGCGCTAAATTGTTAAAATCAACATTCCGTATTCTTATGACTAAGTTAGGTATCTGTAAGATTCCTTTCTTATTTACAAATCATACATACCAAACACAAGACCTATTCTCAAAACAGGTTGGTGGAGGTGGTACCGGTCCTGAATATGCTGCGTCTATTATTCTTTTCTTAGGTAAAGCAAAACTAAAAGAAGGAACGGAACAGACAGGAATCGTTGTAACTGCAAAACCAAATAAAAACCGATTTGCTAAACCTCTTCCAATTAAATTCCATATTTCTTTTAACAAAGGTATGAATCCTTATATTGGTTTAGAGGAATATATTAGCTGGGATAATTGTGGTATTGAAAGAGGAAGGTTTATTACAGAGTCTGCATATGAAAAGTTAACCGATGCAGGAAAGGCTGAATGCCGCCAACATATCTATAACAGAGATGGTAATGATGTTACTGTTTATTTCCAACCTGCTGCAACTGCACGTAAGCTCTGTGTAGCCCATCTTAATGATACTGTTGAGCTTAATGAATTATTTACACCTAAGGTAATTACACAAGAAGTTTTAGATAGATTAGAACCTATTGTAAATGAAAAATTCAAATATGGTACCGATGATTTGGATTTAGGGGATCTATCTGAAATGCTTGAAGCCGATGTTAGCGAAAACGCTTAATACCCCAAAGCTTAAGGTAAAATATGTATTAGGTAACCATGCGATGGTACCAGGTTACCCTGATGCAGAAGATATTATCTTTGAACTTATTAGAGATTATTGCGGTAAAGTAGCAAAGGATATTAAGTTTACAAATGTTTCCTTACAAAAGAAATACAGTTTAACCGAAGATAAGACATCAGCCATTATAGAAAAATTAATGGCTGATGGTATTTTAGAGGTATCCTTACAAAATTCTGCGTATACCACATATGAAGTTATTCGTAATCCTTATGAATAAACTAAATATAGATTTATGCATAAAAAAATAAAATATGAATTCCAGTATTGATCACGAAAAAATATTCTTTAACTACTTCTTAAAGAAGCCAAGTTACTTAAAGAGTGTTCGCCCTGGGTTCTTTTCAAATAATGACTTAGATCATGTTGCTAAATTAGCAAAAGATTTTTATGTTAAGTTTGGCGAGAGTCCTTCCAAAGAACAAATGAAGGCTTTGGTTAAAGATGATCCTAATGAAATACCTGGTGATATAGTTTCTTCTGTTTATGATGTTAATATCGCAGAGTATGATCCGGATTGGTTAAAGAGAACTGGTGAAGCCTGGGTTAAATGGAAACATTTTGATAAGCAATTAGTTAAGACTATCGAATTTGTTAAAACCCAAGATGTTTCACCAGAAAATGTTGCCGATGTAGTACAGAGAGCAATCGGTATGATCTCTACTGAAGGATCACTTAATTTTGATACTGATGTAGGTTTAGACTTCTTTAATCCTGAACACCACATTCAGAGAAAAACTAAAAAGCTTGAAACAGGATGGAATTTTATTGATAATGTATCAGGCGGAGGTTATGATCCTAAAGCACTTGTAATTTATGCAGGTGAACAAAACGTAGGTAAATCTATTTGGTTAGCTAATGATGCATCTAACTTTGTTAGAATGGGTCATAATGTGGTTTTCATCACTGCTGAAATGTCTGCACAGAAGGTACTTAAAAGAATTGGTTCTAATCTTCTTGATATCTCAATGATGGAATATGACGAGAAATCAGCCAACAGAGATTTTGTAAAAAGAAAACTCGAAAGAATTTCAAGAGGGTTACTTCCACCAGGCAAACTTTTCGTAAAGGAATTTCCAACTTCACAAGGTACTGTTCTTGATATTGAAGCATATCTTAAAGACCTTGAAGAAACGCAAGATCATAAAGTTAATGTACTTGTAGTTGACTATATAAATATTTTAGCCAATTATAGAAATCCTAATACTGAAAATACATATATGAAGATTAAGCAAATTGCCGAAGATCTTCGTGCTCTCGCCGTAAAACGCGATATGCTCGTAATTTCTGCTACACAAATTAACCGTGGTGCCTGGGATTCAACTGAAATTAAAATGGAAAACATTGCTGAATCCGCAGGTCTTGCTCACACCGCTGATGTTATGTATGCAATTATTCAAGATGCTATGATGCATGCCAATCGTGAGTATTGGTTAAAAGTACTAAAAATTAGAGATGGTCAAGGTAAAGGATCAAGGTGTAGATTTATGATTGATTATGATCACATGAGAATTACCGAAACCGACGACATTACACATTAATTATGCAAGAAGATAAAATATTTAACAATTCATACGGAGACTATGATCCGTCTGAAAGCAAAATATCATTTACAGTATCTCCAACATACGGTGATGATATGGATCCTGATGATAAAATGCATTATGAATTGTTATTCAAAAAAGTTGATTCATTAATAAAGGGTAGTAACTTTGAACACCTAAATGAAGTTACAACAGATGGAGTTATTAAGAAATTAAATAAGGTACAAATTAATAAGGTGTATTCTCATATTATTGAACATTTAGGAACTGCTTATACTAGGATTGATTTATTTGCTGTAATTTCAGATTACTTTGATGTATTTCCAAATAAGTTCTATAACTCCTTATCCAATAAATTTAAGGATGAACTAATTAAAGAATTGGATGATAAGTACAATATCTTAGAGAAACGCAAAATTCGTAAACTTTTCTAAAAATGGCTAGAGTATGGATGGTAAGTGATTCTCACCTTGGGTGTAGATCAAATTCAGTTTTATGGCTAAACATTATTGAAGATTATTTCTTTAATTTCTTTATTCCTCTTGCTAAGAAAGAGTATAAAAAGGGTGATGTTCTTTTTCACTTAGGTGATGTATTTGATAATCGTCAAAGCTTAAATCTTGCTGCACAGGATTTAGGCATTCGTGTTTTTGAGGAACTTTCTAAAATCTTTCCAGAGATTCATGTTATTGTAGGAAATCATGATATTATGAGAAAGAATTCAAATGACATTTCATCTGTTGACTGTATTAAGTATATCCCTAATGTTACTGTACATAAAGAACCTAAGGTATTAGAGTATGACGGAACTAAATGTTTACTTATGCCATGGCGTAGAGATGCTGCTCATGAAAAAGAAACATTAGGTAAGATTAAAGGAAAGATAGATTATATGTTCTGTCATACCGAAACCCAAGGTGTACAAACGAGTCCTAGTACTCGCCACCTACATGAAGGCGGTAATGACTTAAATACATTTAAACGATTTAAAAGAGTTTATTCTGGTCATATTCATTATCGTCAAGAAAAGGAAAACTTTGTTCTTGTAGGCAATCCTTATCAAATGACAAGATCAGATAGAGGAAACCAAAAAGGCATCTACATACTAGATTTAAATAGTGGAGACCACCAGTTTATCCAGAATGAGAGATCACCAATCTTTATACGGTATTATATTAATGATATATTAGAGAGGCGTATGGAGGATATATTAAAGGAAATTGAAGGAAATTTTGTAGATATTTTTATTCCATCAAATGTTTTAGGAAAATATAATATCAATAAGTTTATGGATTTTCTTGATGGCCATGCTAAGAAACTTGAGCCAAGAATATATGATGAAGAGAACCCGGTAGATTTTGAAGATGAGCAAACATCCGATTTTAGTGGAGAACTAAATCTTATGAATATTGCTGCTGAGTATATTGAAGGACTTAACTATGATGCTGATTTAAAAGAAAGATTAGTCAAATCAGTATTGGAATTATATAAGCAAACGATAACCCCAACATATGAGGATTAACAAAGTACAGTTTAAGAATTTTGCCAGCTATGGAAATCGTGTACAGACGATTGATTTTGATAAAGAAAAAAGTGATCTTTATCTTGTATTAGGTGGCAATGGTGCAGGTAAGAGTACATTGGCAAAGGTCATAACATATCTATGTTATGGTAAAGTAGAAGGCGCAAACCTTAGAGATCTTCCTAATAGAGTAAACGGAGCCCTTTGGGGTAAAATTTGGATGGAGAGTAAAGGTAACCAAATTGAAATAGAGCGAGGAATTAATCCAGGTATATTTAATGTTTCAATAAACGGTACTGAATATGATGTTGCAGGTAAGGCAAATTTACAAGAGTTCTTAGAAACTGAAATATATGAAATACCTTACCATGTATTTAAGAATGTAATTATCTTATCAGTAAATGACTTTAAGTCTTTTATTACAATGTCTCCTTATGATAAGAAACAGATCATTGATAGAATCTTTGGCTTTTCTGTGATTAATGAAATGAGGGAATTGGTAAAGAATAAGAGAAGAAATATCATAGAAGAAATCAGAACTTTTGAAGATGAGATTAGAACTCTTGACGATTCTATTAAATCTGTTCTTACTAAGATTGAGCAATATGAAGAAGCCAATAAGGAAAAAGATGCTACAAAAATAGCAGAGCTGAAACAGAAGCTGATTGATCTTAATGAAGCAAGAAAAAAGTTAAAAGAAGCTAATGATAAGACAAAGGAAAAGATACATGAAAATGACGAGGAATACCGGGAGAAGAGCAAAAGGGAATCCGAGATTAAATCCGAAATCAATACGATTAAGAAGGGTCTTGAATTGTACAACAACAATACATGCCCAACATGCCAGGCTCCTCTAGATTCTGAATTTCATCAACATATTAAAAAAGAAAAAGAAGATTCATTAATTACTCTTAACGAGAGTTACGATTCAATTAAAACTGAGGTATCTGATGTTGATACTAAATTAACTACATTAAGAGAACAGGGAAAACAAATCCACGTTAAAGTAGGTCAATTAGAAAGCCAAATGAATAGTCTTAAAGATGAGTTAATTTCTTTGGCCGAAAAGGATGGTAATGAAGATAGTCATTTACAGGATCTTATTAAAGAATTTAAAGAAAAGAAAGAAGAAAAGGATAAAGGAAAACTTAAAAGTGAAGGTGAGGACTACTACTTAACCATTCTTGAAAACCTAATGGGTGATGACGGAATTAAAAATCTCGCAGTTCGGTCTATCTTACCATCATTCAATAATCATATCTTAATAATGGGTAAAGAGATGGGAATTCCTTTTGGAATACGATTTGATGATAAGTTTAATTGTACCCTCCATCATTTAGGTCAAGAGATAAGCCCAAAGACTTTAAGTACCGGCGAAAAGAAAAAGGTTGACTTTGTAATTATCATGGCATTAATGAAAATGATTAAAGTAAGATTCTCAAGTCTCAATATTTTATTCTTGGATGAAATCTTTTCTTCTATTGATAGCGATGGGGTTTATCATATTATAAACATTCTTCATGAAACTATTCAAGATATAGGATTAAATACATTTGTAATCAACCACACAGTTCTTCCTAGTGAATATTTTGATAAGAAGCTTGAAATTACTAAAGATGCAGGATTTTCGGAATTTACTATTCAAAGCATTGGATAAATAAATAGTAACATAGTAATTTTAGATGTCAGCATATAACCAAGAATTTAATAAGGATAATACAATACTTAGGTACATAACTGTTGCTACACTAGCAGAGTTAAGGAATAAGGTATTCTATTATAATCAAACAGATGAAGATACTGTTGTTAAGATTAATGTCCCTTTTTATTACTCTATTACTGGTAATGAAAGGTTTCTTTTAGATAACTTTCTTTTTGATGCCGAAGCAAACGGTAAAGCAATTGGAGATTATGAAGTAGTTCCTAGAGGTGTGCTCCAACTAAATTCTTTAGCTATTGATTCTGGCAGTCAAACCAATAAATTTACTCGCGGAGAATTTGTTCAGGAGGTTGATGGTCAATTAAAAACATTTGCATTAGAAACAAATTTCTTACCTATAACAATGACGTTTGGTATTACTGTGGTATGTTCTAATAATTTAGAAATGCTAAAAGTTACCGAAGCAATCATGTCAAAGCTATATAAGACAACTATGTATAGTGTAGATCTAGGTATGTTTAGAGTAGAATCCTCTATGGCAGTGCCAGAAGACTACTCACAGGATAGGCTTTTTGAATTTGGTCTGAATGACAAGAAAGAATTTAATGTTACATTTGATTTAGAAGTTAAATCATTTATGCCAGTATTTGAAGGAGGAATTCTATTAACCGAGGTTGTAGAAATGACCAAGCAGGCAATTGCAGCAGCTACCAGCGGTGGCGGCGGTGGCGGCGGTGGCGGCAGTACTGGTAGTTCTACTCCGCAAGGAATTGGGTTATTTAGAACCGGCCCCAATGGCGAGATTGGTATTCAATTTGGTGGAGTATTCCAGGAATTTAACTATACAATTGAGGACATTAAGAAATCTCCAGTTACATCATCATCAGATTCTAATAGCGGTTATGTTAACCCAGATACTATCAAAACAGGAGGTCCTTATTTAGAAAATAATATTGACAGCGCACCTATAGTACCAGAGGCAAATGAAAGTAAAGAATATAGGAATGCGGATGATAATCAAGGATAAATTAACTTTGAGATCTTAGAATATATAAAACAAATCAAAGTACTTAAATATGAATAGTTCAGTCAATGAAGGACAAACTCAGGTTTATATGGATGGCGGTATTAATCCACAATACGGAGTTAATACTAATGCGCCTTATCTAAATAACCCTCCTAAGCAACTTATAGACATTATTAATGAATTCTATAGAAGTGGTAAATCAGATTCTCAGGTTTTAGCTATTTTAGTTGGAATGGGAACACCTCAACAATTAGCAATGTCTGGAATTAATGCTTATAAGGCTGGTATGAATATGTATACAACAGAAAATAACAATAAACAAAAAAATCATAACAAAATGAACTTTACACTTACGGAATTGTATGAAAATGTTATGAAGAGTATCAATGGCCTAAAAGAAATGGAATCTGATAATTCAAGAGTTTCTTATACTGCCAAAAATGCTCTCGGCATTTTAGAAAATTCATTAGGACAGTTTCCTATGAGATTTAAATCTGAGGATGTATCCGTTGTCAGCGAAGAAATTGAAAACAGTGTTAATCCAACACTTAAGTTTAAGATTGCTAAAAACTTACACAATGCATTATCTTCAGCAGCATGGCTTAATCCTGTTAAAGAATTAAGATCATACATCGCTAACACTTATGATAATGGTAAGTGGTCATATAAAATTGCTGAATCTATCGAAAGAAATTCTGCACAAAGAGGAAAGCTTTATGAAGGTCTTACTTCAGAATTGACTTCTCTTCTTTCAGAATCAGAAGATGGTTTAAAAACTAAATTAGGAATTGTTGCATCTAAGCACCCATGGTCAAATGATTGCAAAAATATTCTTAATGAAATGGCAGAAGCTGAACATAAGGCAACTGCAAATAACTCTGGAAAGATTACATCAATTCTTTCTCCTGTATTGGAAAACGAAAATGGTCTTACTTTCCACCTTCACGGAAAGAATTACAATTATAATGGTAAGGAAATCACCGAAACTAAAGTTGAGGATTCCAGATTCTTTGATGTTCTTGAAGGATTAAAGTTATTTAAGCACACTGGAGATTCTTTGGTAACATTCAGTGAAAACGGAAAAACTTTAGAATTTAATCTTACTGAAGGAACTCTTAAGCTAGGAGACATTGATTTAACTAACTCAAGCGTTATTGAATTAAAAGAATCTTTATTAGGAACTGGCTTCTTTGGTTACAGAGAGCAATGGAAAGTTGATCAAGTTTGCAGATTCTTTGAATCTGTTGATATGTTAGCAGAAATGGATAACTTTACAAATATTCAATCAACTGAGTTTTTGAATCTTTTCTTAACAATGATTGCTGTTGAAGAAGGTATCTGGGTTAATAAGGTTAACGGTGGAATGCAACTTAATGAAATGAATTTTATTCCTTCTGCTACTGAAGCCGTTAATGTTATTAAAGAATTCATTAATTATGATGCTTCTTCAATCTTATCCGAAAGATTAATTGCCGAAGGAAATGAAAAGGCGGCTAACGATAAGAAAAGAGCTGATATCAATGATAAGATTTCTTTTTTAGAAGAAAAGAAAACTAAGATTGCTGAAACTATGAAAAAGGTTGGAGAAACCGAAGAACTTAAAGAAGCTATGAATTTATTGGATTCTGAATTATCTAAGTTTGAGAAAGAACTCCAAGAAACCTTTTCTGTCGTTGAAAAAAAAACTAAAGATCAATATCTAGACGATGGATATGTTGAAGCCGAGGTTATTAAAACATCAGGCGGTCTTAGAAAAGGCGATGAAGTTTTGGTAAATGCAGAAGAATATACTTCTCTTGGTGATGATGATTTGTTAAATTCAATTAATCCTAAGACAGGAAAAACAACAATCATCAAAAAAGAAATTGTTAAGGTACAATTATAACCTCTCCACTATACTAAGAGCCGACAGAATAAACTGTCGGCTTTTTTTGTATATAATAATAAAATAATGTAGATTATGCCAAGGAAAAGAAATTATCTTAACAATAGAGACCTATTAGAAGAAATCATAAAATCCCAAGAACTGGATGAATTAACCCCAAAGGCATTAGAGTTCTTAATGCTCTTAGCCGATAAATGTTCAAGAAAACTAACCTACCGAGATCCTCAGGATAGAGAAGACTGTATCGCATATGCTTATATGGATCTTTATAGATACTGGAGAAACTTTAATCCAGAAAAAAGTACAAATGCATTTGCATATTTTACTGAAATAGCAAAAAGAGGATTTGCAAAAGGTTGGAATAAATTACACCCAAAGAAATATGCAGGAACCGTATCAATAGATGGGGGAACTGATAGTGAAGGAATTTATACAATCTAGTATAATACCAATGAGTATAAAAAAAGTTAAACCAACTCCAAAGTCAGGCTATAAGCAAGGTTATTATAAACCTCATAATCCTGAAAAGTATATGGGACCAGGTCCTATTATATACCGTAGTAGTTGGGAACGAAAATTTTGCCATTGGTGTGATCATAATGAAAATGTTATTAAGTGGATATCCGAACCTTTTGCAATTAAGTATTTTAATATCCTAGATAAAAAATTTCATAATTACTATCCGGATTTTTATGTAAAAATGAATAAGGATGGAATTCTTGAGGAATATGTAGTTGAGATTAAACCTAAGGCACAATTACAAAAACCAAAACCTCCTAAGAGAAAAACTGCAAAAGCAATGGCTAATTTCAAATATGGGTATGAAACCTATGTTAGAAATCTTTGTAAGACAGAAGCTCTTAATAAAGCAGCAGAGCAGAGAAAGTTTAAAGTTATGCTAATAACCGAGGATTCAAATTTATTTTAGTTATGATAGTTGGTAATTTTCAAGATGACTTAGATATTTACTTAGCCGAAAATAAAGGTAGAACTGGAGCTTCTAAAGCATCTACCAAAGACTTGGCAAAGGCAGGGCAAAAATCAAAAGGTGTTTTAGATCAAGGTAAAATGTATAGCTTTAGATATTTTACCGAGGATGAAACTTTTTATGATACCTACCCAATCGTTATTGGATTAGGAAAATCTATAGACGGCAATCAATTAGGTATTAACTTACATTACATTCCTTATGATGCAAGAATTCCATTCGTAAAAGATATTGTAAGATCTTTTGGTTCTATAATGGAAAGAGAATCAAATAAAGCAATAGGAAATCCTAATGCCCAAAGCTTTCTTGCTGATTTTAATTATGAAACTGTTAGTAGGTCATTAGGAAGGAAATACAATATTAAATATGCAATAAGGCAGTATAGATTAGATAGAATGAAAAAGCCAAGAGTATTAGGATATGAAGATTGGTATATTGGTACTGTTAATGATGATAACTTTTTCTTTGGTGGAACAATACTGAATGCGCAAGCATTATATTACAAGAATATATAAAACAACAAATAAATAAAGTATGGCAGGTTTTACTGACAGACGAGGTCCTCTTACAAATTCAAACCCAGTTAGAAAGATTTTAAAGGATTTATCTAACTTAGGGATGGCGTATGATGACATGATCATTCGTAATTCAAGAGCAGTTGGTTTTACTGAGAACCAAATAGGTTACACATTTAATCCTATGGGATCAGATGCAGATGATATCTATTCTGCGTTTGCTGCTCTATCCCTAACTGATACTAGTCTTAAAAAGAATATTTCATTCTTTGATAAAGATTATGAAAAGAAGAGAGATCAACTTAGAACTTTTGCAGTACAGGATGAGATTGAAGATATCTTGGATGTGCTAACCGATGAAGCTATTGTATTTGATGAAAGTAATTACTGTGCATATGCCGAGTTTAATGGTCATATAAGTAATTCAATAGAGGAAGAAATTGCTGATATTTATAATAACATCTACAATTACTTTGGATTTAACGATGCTATTCAACCTTGGAATTATTTCAGAAAGTGGTTAGTCGATGGCTTTCTTGCATTTGAAATAGTTTATAATGATAAACAAACGGAGATTATAGGATTTAAAGAATTAGACCCTATATCTCTAATGCCTGGAATTGATTCTGACACTGGAAAGAAACAATGGGTCCAATACAAAGGTGGTGGTGCTAAAGAAAGAAAGCTTTGGGATTCTCAAATTATTTACCTTTCATATTCTCAAGTCAATTCACCCCAAAGAATCTCTTATGTTGAAAGACTTATACGTTCTTTTAATCTTTTAAGAATCATGGAAACCACCAGAATTATCTGGGCTGTTTCAAATGCTTCATTTAAGACACAGTTTATTATCCCTGTTGGTGG